AATATTACGCGCTGGAGCCGGACGACGGGCTGACCATGAACCTGGCGGTGAACCCGCTCCTGCAGTTCGGCCTGGAGGAAACGAGGGAAAATCTGTGCAGGAACATCCTTGCGGACATTTCTGTGGTGAGGTATATGCCGTTTGATTCCAGCACCATCGGGAACCCGGCGCTTGACCTGGGGGACGTGCTGACTTTCACGGGCGGGCAGGCGGATGGAAAACAGATTGCCTGCATCACCTCATCCAACTGTAAGATTGGTGGGAAACACACCTTAAAATGCGTGGGGAAGAACCCGCGTCTGGCGCAGGCGAAGTCCAAGAACGATAAGAACATTTCCGGCCTCTTAAACCAGATCGAGGCGGGGAAGATCGGCATACACACATTTACCAACGCTTCCGCCTATACGGTGGCGGAGAATAATGTGCGTATCATCAGCATTGAGTTTGCGGCCAAGGAGGAGACCCATGTACAGTTTTTCGGGCAGGTGCTGGTGGATGTGTCGGCAGGGCAGGTGAGCCGTTCTGCCACGGCGGGCGGGAGCATCGTGGTCCCGTTCCCGGCCGGGGGCGGCGGAAATGCGGAGTCCAGCACGGATGCAGGGACAGGCACGGGGACAGATTCTGAGGATGGTACCGGGGAGCCGGGGGCGGATATGGAAAGCGTCACGGTGGATGTGGAGCTTCCGGTCACATGGACGGAGGATGGGAAGGCAGTGGCGTATGTCACCTATGAATTTAATGATTCCGAGATACTCATCCATTACCCGGTGGAGACCTGGGGGAGCGGGAAGCACATCCTCTCCCTGTATTACCCGATCGATAACCTTGTGCCGAACATCACAAACACATTCAATGTCCACCTGCGGATGGAGGGCGGCACGGCTGTGATTGACACGGGCGGGTGCATCGCCTCCATCAGCGGCCAGGGCATGGCTGCGGGTGCGGCGTGGGACGGCACTATTACTATAGAGGAATATGTGCAGCCGTTCGCGGTGGGCGGTGGCCTGCAGGCAAAGGCATTTTCTGGGGAGATGGGCTTTGAGACCATGGAGCTGGTGAAAAAATATTATTCCGACAGCATCGGGAAAGCGGCCATCGGGGCGTTCGGGAAGCCCGTGGAGCTGCCGCAGAAAGGAGAGGGATAGGATGAAACTGAAAGGGACGATGGTACTGGAACTGACGGATGAAGCGACAGGCGCGGTGGAGAGCGTCACGGAGGAGAACATGGTGACGGAGGCGGTGAACAACATCCTGGGCATGAACCCCATGGGCGTGTTCTATTCCGAGGAGAATCTGGCGGATGTATTAAGCTGGAATGGGACGCTGCTCCCTATCTGCCCGAACATGGTGGGCGGCATCCTGCTCTTCCCCAAAACACTGGAGGAGGATGCGGCGCATATCTATGAGACTTCCGGGAACCTCCCGGTGGCGTATGCCTCCAACAACGTGAACACCACGGCGAACACAGCCAGGGGCAGTATGAACCAGACAGAGAGCAAGGCTTTGGAGAACGGGTATAAATTCGTGTGGGAATTCACGCCGGGCCAGGGCAACGGCACCATCGCGGCGGTGGCGCTGACCTCCGCCCAGGGCGGGCAGAATGCCTACGGGAGCCTGGTGGGGGACGCCAGCACGTTCCTCAAGATCAAAAAGCTGGACATCGGGGATCTTGGGAAAGCAAAGCAGATGCCGCTTTTTGAGGCGGTGGAGGTGGACTTTGAAAAAGACCTGCTGTATTCCATCACCTTTGCGGACTCCAGCGTGAGGATACAGAAAGTCCGCATCCCCATCTTCACCATCGGGCTGAATGAAAAGCTGGATGACTCCACCTATACCGTGCTGGAGGACCATGCCGTGCAGACGGAGACCTTCCTGTTCCTGGGCAGCTATACCAAGTACGGGGAATTTATGGATGGGCGGGATGGCTACTGGTACGGTTTTTCCAACCAGGCAAATTCTTCTGGGAACGCAAAGGTGCTGTGGGTGAGGATATCAAAAGAAGATTATTCCATGACGGAAGGGGAATGGACGCTCTCAAACGCAAAGCTGATGGCGGTGGGGGAGAGGGACATGGACGACAGCTACCCGGAGCGGAAATGCCGGTGCTGCATGAGGGGCGGGTATCTGTATGTGCCAGCCTATGACAAAAAGGGGATCTACAAGATCAACGTGGCCAATACGGCGGATGTCACGCTCATCGACTTCGGCTTTACATCCAAGATGAAGCCGCTGTGTGAGTCAGGCACCTGCGAGCTGTACCTTGCGCTGATCGGCGACCTGATCATCGGCGGGGACTTCCAGGTCACGGCGGACGACAAGGTCATCCACACCCAGGGGAGCGCGAGGCTTGGCAGCGCGGCGACGCCGCTATTCCAGCATAAGCAGTTCCTTGTGGGGTGGGGCGGCAGCTACGGGAACGAGTACCGGCATATGTACATCCTGACGCCGTACCTTGCCACCATCAACAACCTTTCCTCGGCGGTGGTGAAGGACGCCAACAAGACCATGAAGATCACTTATACGCTGACGGAGGAGCCGTGACAAGCGGTCTTACGGCAGGGGAGACGGTTCCCCTGCCGTGATAAAAGGGTGGTATGCGCCGGGAACCCCGGCCGTTGGCTGTTACTTTTTCCGGGAATCGGGGGCGGACGTGGCGTATCTGCCAGACGGTTCTGCGACCATGGAGAGGGAGGCGGCTTCGGCGTCAATGCGCCGCCGCATTTGTTTCAGTTCTGCTATCCGCTTTGCAAGATCCGCTTCTGCGTCCTGCAGCTCTTTTGCCGCCAGTTCTTCTGCGGTGAGGGTACGGATGTGGATGGAGCCTTCCTCGTATTCGATGATGAGGGGCGCTCCGATGGTGAAGCCGAGCTGTTCCAGCCACCGTCCTTCCATCTGGACTTTCGGGACGGGGCTGTAGGAGCCTTTCGTGTAGCGGCTGGTGTACAGGACCTTGATGTTCTTTGTGTTCATGGGGTGTCCTCCTTGGATTTTATTTTCCCTGCCGCCTCCCGCTTTCCGGGCAGGCGTGGCTTTGGGTAGTGTTATTAATCACTCTAAAGCCGGGAAATAGCAAGGAAAACGGGGGCATAAATGTGACAAAGATCCCCACAGGGATTTGTGTAAACGACACAATCAAATATCCATCTGGATGCAGGGCTGTCTGCTTTGGCGGGCGGCCTTTTATCATACCTAAAAACCAATTTTTAAGAAACGGAGGGTTTTACTATGAAGGAATTCTGGAACACGATGAGGCTTATCTTTACGGCCATCGGCGGGTGGCTCGGCTATTTCCTTGGCGGCTGTGACGGCCTGCTGTATGCGCTCGTCGCATTCGTGGCAGTGGATTATATCACGGGCGTGATGTGTGCCGCCGCGGATAAGAAGTTGTCCAGCGAGGTGGGATTCAAGGGCATCGCAAAGAAGGTGCTGATCTTCCTGCTGGTGGGGATTGCCAACATCCTTGATGTACAGGTCATCGGTACGGGCAGCGTCTTGCGCACGGCAATCATCTTTTTCTATATCTCCAATGAGGGCGTGAGCCTTCTGGAAAACGCCGGACACCTGGGGCTTCCCATCCCGGAAAAGCTGCGTGAGGTTTTGGCGCAGCTCCACAACAGGGCGGAAAACGGGAAGGAGGACGAAGAGTAATGAAACTGGTAGAAAGCATTCTGACGAGGAATCCCTGCTACACGGCAGGGCGGAAGATCACGGTAAAGGGGCTGATGCTCCATTCCGTTGGCTGCCCGCAGCCGAAGGCATCCGCCTTCATCAATTCGTGGAACAGCCCAGCCCATGCCAGCTCCTGCGTCCACGGCTTTGTTGACGGGAACGATGGCACGGCGTACCAGACGCTCCCCTGGAACCACCGGGGATGGCACTGCGGCAGCGGCAATAAAGGGAGCGGGAACAATACTCATATCGGGGTGGAGATGTGCGAGCCTGCGTGTATCAAGTATACGGCAGGCTCTAACTTTACCTGCTCCGATATGGCCACGGCAAAGGCAGTGGCGGAGAGAACCTACAAAACGGCGGTGGAGCTGTTCGCCATGCTCTGTAAAAAATACAGCTTGAACCCACTGGCAGACGGCGTCATCATCAGCCATAAGGAGGGATACAGCCGGGGTATTGCCTCCAACCACGGAGACCCGGAGCATCTCTGGACGCAGCTTGGCATAGGGTACACCATGGATACTTTCCGCAGGGCGGTCAAGGCGGCGATGGGTGGTGTGTCCTCCGGCGGCAGCGGCACGGACGGATATACGAAAATCATGAGAAATGCCTTGGCGACAGCGGAGCAGATGCGGGCTTATATCAAAGCGAAGAATCCGGACGTGGCACAGTCCGTCCTTGATATGGTTCCGCTGTATCTCTCCGAGGGAAAGGCTGAGGGCGTGAGGGGCGATATCGCTTTCGCGCAGTCCTGCCTTGAGACCGGGAACTTCACTTTCTCCGGCTCGGCAGTCACGCTTTCGCAGAATAATTTCTGCGGCATGGGCGTGACTTCTAACGGAATGAAGGGAAATTCCTTTGACACGCCGCAGCTCGGCATCCGGGCGCAGGTGCAGCACCTGAAAGCCTACGCTTCCACGGATGCGCTGAAGAATGCCTGCATTGACCCGCGTTTCAAATATGTCACGAGGGGCTGTGCGGAATATGTGGAGTGGCTTGGCCAGAAAGAAAATCCGGATGGAAAAGGATGGGCGGCGGGAGCCGGCTATGGGGAGAAAATCCTCGCCATTTTGAAAGGCATCCTCGGCACGGCGGGAGGGGATTCTTCCGCTCCCGCAGGGAACGAAAGCTGGTACCGTGTCCGCAAGACCTGGGCAGATGCCGCTTCGCAGAAAGGGGCGTTCAAGTCGCTTTCCAATGCGAAGAAATGTGCGGATGGAAATCCCGGCTATTCCGTGTTCGATGAGTCGGGGAAAGCGGTGTATACCAAAGCGGCAGCATTCAAGCCGTACTTGGTGCGGGTATCCATCCCCGACCTGAACATCCGGCGCGGTCCCGGCACTGACCACAAAAAGACGGGGAAATATACAAAAGCCGGCACTTTTACGATAGTGGAGGAAGCTGATGGGAAAGGCGCGTCCAGATGGGGGTTGCTGAAATCCTATCAGAAGAACCGGGACGGGTGGATTTCGCTTGACTATGCCTCCCGGATATGATTGACCACAGATGGCAGGCCCGCGGCATTTACCTTGTGCTGCGGGCCGCTTTTTTTGTGGGTGTAAACCACACAAGAAACTGGTGGAAAGATTGTGCATCTTATGGCGCAGAAATGAGTGGATAATTGCCTGGATCAGATTTAACATGGCACTACCCCAAAGGGCGCTGCCGGGAATGGCGGCAGAAAATAAAAAAGGAGGCACACGCTTATGAAAAAACAATTTATTGAAACAGCCTATCTGCCACGCAGGGAACGGCGAGGAGGGATGCTGATGTTCACGGCGAAGGAACGCGCACTTCTCACTTCCCCTTATTTCCGGCTCATCCGCCAGGCGGATGACTTCTATGAGATCCAGTCCAGATGCACGAAGCACTGCTGGGTTGCCCAGAAACTTTCCTATGACCGGCATCCGGTCCGCATTTACCACAAGCATACGAAGGGTACGGTGTACTACCATAAGCACGGACACGCAGACACAGTGGCGTCCGCTGTCCGCCAGATCAAGAGCCATGACGTGTGGCAGATGAACGGGAGGTGCGCCATGGCATAAGAGGGAACATTTTGTAGTTTACCGCCATATACCCATATCGCCCATCGGAGAATATGTCACTGGTGGGTGTATTTTTGTGTTTATTACTCAAACGATAGGTTTTTGTCCTTTGGATAGTGAAGGGAGGGAATCTGACTATGACAGATACGCAAAAAGAACAAATCCTGAAATTACGCTCCGAAGGTCTTGGCTATATCCGCATTGCAAGGAAGATGGGTATATCGGAGAACACCATAAAATCATTTTGCAGGAGAAATTCCAGGGCAGGGGTCTTAAAACCAACAGAGTCAATATCTGCTACACGGCCAAAACATTTTTGCTGGTATTGTGGAATTGAGGTGGAACAGACACCGGGCAGGAAAATGAAAAAGTTCTGTTCAGACCGCTGTCGGATGAAATGGTGGAATGCACATTCGGATAAGATTGTGCGGCATAAAACCCATCATTACAAATGCCCCTGCTGTGGCAGGGAGTTTGAGGTATATGGGAACTCCCACCGCAAATACTGTAGCCATCCCTGCTATATCAATTCCCGGTTCAAGGGAGGTATCGTCCATGAATGAAGAGCAGTTCCGCAATGAAATGCTGTACCAGACCACTATGCACGTGATACGCCGGATGCTCCGCCAGGGAATGGCATCTTTGGAGGAATACCGTCAGATTGATACAATTTTTACCCGGAAATACCAGCCTATTTTCGGCACATTACTGGTTGGAAATGACTTGCTATTATCAGCGGACAGAGGGAACATGGACACGGAAAGGAGTTGATTTTATGCGGAAAATCAGCAAAGTTGAGCCATCGCTTCCAACTTTGAGACCAAAGAAAAAGGTGGCGGCTTATGCCCGCGTGTCGATGGAAACAGAGCGCCTGATGCATTCACTTTCGGCGCAGGTCAGCTATTACAGCGGGCTGATACAGAAAAATCCAGATTGGGAATATGTCGGGGTATATTCAGATGATGGGGTCAGTGGGACCGGGACAGCCAAGCGCAGAGGTTTTCGGCAGATGGTGGAGGATTGTGAAAAGGGGAAGATAGATATTGTTTTGACCAAGTCTATCAGCCGATTTGCCAGGAATACGGTTGATCTTCTGGACACTGTCCGGCATCTGAAAGATTTGGGTGTTGAAGTGAGGTTCGAGAAGGAACATATCAGTTCCATGAGCGGGGATGGTGAACTGATGCTGACAATACTTGCATCGTTTGCGCAGGAAGAGAGCCGCTCCATAAGCGACAATGTGAAATGGGGAACACGTAAGCGTTTTGAACAGGGAATCCCAAACGGGCGCTTCCGGGTTTACGGCTATCGCTGGGAAGGAAATCAGCTTGTGGTTGAGCCGGGAGAGGCCAGGATTGTAAAGCGTATCTTCCAGAACTTTCTTGATGGCAAGTCCCGTCTGGAGACCGAGCGGGAATTTGCCGCCGAGGGGATCACCACAGCGCAGGGGTGCAGGTGGGTGGATTCCAATATCAAGGTTGTGCTGACCAACATTACCTATACTGGGAACCTTCTGCTCCAAAAGGAATACATTGAAGATCCCATTACAAAAAAGCGGAAGAAGAACAAAGGTGAGCTGCCGCAGTATTACGTGGAAGGGACACACGAAGCCATTATTGATATGGAAACTTTCCGGTATGTACAGGATGAGATGGCCCGCAGAAAGAAGATGGGGCCATTTGCGAACAAGGCGCTGAACACCACTTGTTTTACCAGTATGCTGAAATGCGGAAAGTGCGGATGCAGTTTTGTCCGCAGCCAGAGGGAAAACAGAGCGAAAGGCAGCACCACTTACGGAGATATGGTTGTGTACTGGGTCTGCGGTACCACCAAAAGAAAGGGTGGGAGATGCAGCACCAAAGATATCCCAGAGCCAGTTCTGCGGAAAACCTGTGCGGAAGCAATGGGGCTTGAAGAGTTTGATGAGAATATTTTTAAAGAGAGCGTCAGTGCCATTATAGTTGGCGAAGGACGCAAGCTCTGTTTTCATTTCAAGAACGGCACAGATGCGGAAATAGTATGGCAGTCCACGGCAAAAAAAGACTGTTGGACAGAAGAACATAAAGACCGGCAGAGGAAGTGGATGCGAGAGTATATGGCAGGCGGAAACGGCAAGTACTCTCCATTCACTACTCGGATAAAATGTGAATACTGCGGTTCCGCTTTCCATAGACAGAGTCAGACCTGTAAATCTTCTCCAACCGGGAAAATGGGGTACTGGAGGTGTGGGACGGACAAAAAATCTGGAAAAGGCTGCAGCACAAAAGGAATCCGGGAGGACAGGCTGATGGAACTGACAGCGAAGGTCATGGGGATGCCGGAATTTGATGGGGACGTATTCCGGGCGCAGGTCGGGCATATCTCAGTATCCCTGGAGATGGTGTTTACTTACCATTTCCTTGACGGGCATGAGGAAAGCGTCCAGTACGATTTCCAGTATCAGGGTAGGCCATGGACGGAAGAACAGCGCACTAAGTTTAAGGAATCCATTAAGGGGACATTCACGGAGGAGCGCAGAAAGACCATGAGCGAGAAAATGAAAAAGATAAGGAGTGAGAAGTATTGGGCATCAACAAGAAAGTAAAAACAATCCCTGCCTCCATCAACCGTTTTACGGCTGCTCCTGCCAGCAGCACGGTAAAACGGAGAGTCGCCGGATATGCTAGGGTCAGCACCGACCATGAAGATCAGGTCACGAGTTATGCGGCGCAGGTGGATTATTATACATCTTACATCAAGGGGCGTGATGATTGGGAGTTTGCCGGGATATATACGGATGAGGGAATTAGCGCAACGAATACAAAGCACAGGGAGGGTTTTAAACAGATGGTAGCGGATGCGCTTGCCGGGAAGATAGACCTGATCATTACCAAGTCGGTCAGCAGATTTGCCAGGAACACGGTAGACAGCCTGACCACCGTGCGAAAGCTGAAGGAGAAAGGCATTGAGGTCTATTTTGAGAAGGAAAACATATGGACACTTGACAGCAAAGGAGAGCTGCTGATCACTATCATGTCCTCTCTTGCGCAGGAAGAGAGCCGTTCTATTTCTGAGAATACCACATGGGGACACAGAAAACGGTTTGCGGACGGAAAGGTCAGTTTTGCCTACAGCCGGTTCCTGGGCTATGACAAAGGCCCGGATGGGAGCATTGTGGTAAACGAGGGTGAAGCGGAAACCGTCAGGAAGATATATAGGATGTTCCTGAATGGGCTTTCCTTCCATTCCATTGCAGCGGAACTGACACGGCAACGCCTGCGGACACCCGGAGGCAAATATAAATGGAACCAGTCCACGGTGCGCAGTATCCTAACGAATGAGAAATATAAAGGAGACGCACTCCTGCAGAAAAGCTTTACGGTGGATTTCCTGACAAAAAAGACAAAACTGAATGAGGGGGAAGTTCCGCAGTATTATGTGGAGAATAACCACCCGGCAATCATAAAGCCGGAAACCTTTGATTTGGTGCAGGCAGAGATTACGAGACGGGTCAGGGGAAAAAACAGGTACAGTGGCGTCGGCATCTTCTCCAGCAGGATAAAATGTGCGGAATGCGGATCGTGGTATGGCTCCAAGGTGTGGCATTCCAATGATAAATATCGCCGGATCATCTACCAGTGCAACCACAAATTCGATGGAGAAAAGAAATGCTCCACGCCGCACTTGACGGAGGATGAGATTAAGATGGCGTTCGTTACAGCATATAACAGATTTCTTGAAGACCAAGATGAGATTATCAGGAATACGGAGGCTGTTATCGGACAGCTTTCTGACAGCAGCGGTTTGGAAATAGAAAGAGAAAAGCTGGAACAGGAAATGGCAGTGCTGGCAGAGATGGTGCAGAACTTTGTGGCTGAAAATGCGCGTACTGTCATGGATCAGGGGAAATACCAGGAACATTACAACAGGTTGGCAGAGCGGTATGAAACGCTGAAAGAAAAATACGATAAGGTTTCCAGGGAGATTGCCGCACGTACAGCACGGTCACAGATGATGGGGGAATTCTTGGATACACTGAAAAAGAATGGGGTTGTGGAGGAGTTTGATGAGGTTCTTTGGGGTGATACAGTAGATTATGTTACAGTAGACTGCGAAAAGAAGATGGTTTTTACATTCAGGAATGGTGTAGAAATAATCATATGAAAAGTGTGTCTGAAGGCTTTCCGGCAGGGAAGCCTTTTTGCTGTGCGGAAGTAGTGACAAATAGCTTGGAAAAGGTTATAATAAGCTATCTGGTTCGTGAAACAAGTAAACAGGCAAGGGCAGATATTATAGTGAAAAACAATATAGAAACAGATGAAAAGTGAAATGCATTAAAAAAGAAACTTCCCAGGTACAGCCTGCCGGGAATATCGGGATTACAAAATCCTATGTCAGCCATGTCATTAAAATGCGGGAAAGTATGGTCAACGAAATCTTTGTGCAGATGATGGCGGCATACATAGAACGTACCTATGTGAAAAGGACAAAGGTTAAGGGGACATTATTATGGGCAGCAAGATTACAGGAAAAGAGTATCCTTTAAGCAAGATATTCAGCGAAGAATTTGATTATTACATTCCGGCATACCAAAGACCTTATGCATGGACGGAAGAAGAGACAGAAACATTATTTGACGATCTGCTGGACTTCTTTCAGACAGAACAGGCAGATAATTATTTCCTGGGGAGTATCGTTTTGATCAAAGATGATGATAAGCCCCACGCAGATGTAATAGACGGACAGCAGAGGCTTACAACGCTGACTATTTTATTTGCGGTTGTTGCTTCTTATCTGACAGGGGATAATAGGAGCAACTGTTATAAATATCTTCGGGAACCGGGAAATGAACTGGAAGGTCTTGCGCCTTTGCCAAGGCTTCATCTCCGGCAAAAAGATCAGGGGTTCTTTCATAAATATATACAGAATGTAAAGCTGGATGAGCTTGCGGCATTGGATGCGGAAAGCCTGCCCAATGAATCACAGCAGCATATAAAGGCGAACTGCGCACTGTTCATAAAAAAGATGGGTACTGTTTTCGGGAAAGATGAGAAAAAGGTTACTGAATTCTGCCGGTTCCTTGTGACAAGATGCTATCTCGTGGCAGTCTATTCGCCAAGCCAGCAGTCAGCATTCCGGGTATTTTCCGTCATGAACAGCAGGGGGCTGAATTTGATGCCGGTAGATATCATAAAATCAGATATCATCGGGCAGATACCGAAAAAGGAGCAGCAGTATTATACGGATAAGTGGGAAGACCTGGAGGTGCAGACCTCCCGTTCCGGATTTAATGAAGTATTCACGCATACAAGCATGATCTTTGCGAAGGCAAAAGCAAAACAGAATCTTTTGGAAGAGTTTCGGGAAGCTGTACTGGCCAAAGTCACTCCAAAAGAATTGATTGATGATATCCTGGAACCATACGCAGAGGCATATACAATCTTGGTCAATAAGAAATATGTCGCTGTAAAAAATGCGGAACAGGTAAACCAATATTTATTCTGGCTGAATAAAGTCGGCAATTCGGACTGGATGCCTTCCGCCATCAGGTTTATGGCTGAACATAAAAATGAACCGGATTATGTGCTTTGGTTTATAGAGAGGCTTGAAAGGCTGGCTTCGTTTCTCCACATTACAGCGAAAGATATAAATCGCCGTATTGAAAGATACAAACTGCTGCTGGAGGAGATGGAAATGAACCCTGACCACGGCATGGATGACCCATTATCATCCATAGAACTGTCAAATGGGGAAAAGAAAGAGTTTACGGATGCGCTGAATGGGGAAATATACAGGCTTACGGGAATACGAAGGAATTATGTTATATTAAGGCTGAATGCGTTTGTAAGCGATGGGGCCGCTAAATTCGATCTTGAGCCGAACATACTTACGATTGAACATGTTCTACCTCAGACTGTCAGACCAGGGTCTGAGTGGGAGAAACTGTGGCCGGATGCGTCAGTACGTGAGCAGTGGCTTAACCGGATTGCCAACCTTGTACCTTTGACCAGGAAGAAAAACTCAGAGGCACAAAATTATGACTTTGACAAAAAGAAGGAACTTTATTTTAAAGGAAAGAATGGAACTACCACTTATCCTTTGGCAACACAGGTGCTGAGCGAAAAAGCATGGACTCCTGGAATCGTAGAGTTAAGGCAGAAAGAACTCATGAATAAATTTATAGAATGCTGGAAGCTTCAATATGCGGCAGATACTGAGAAGAAAGACGCTTTGGACGACGATACGGGGCTGTTTTATATTTCAAATAAAAGAGGAGCGGATTCAATCGGATATCCGACAGAAAGCGGCTTTGTTGTAAAGGCGGGCAGCAGGATATCTGATGCGGTTGTGGAAAAATTTGAGATGAATTATCCCAATGCATATAAGCAATATGTGAATGAGATTACACTCCCTCTACATACTTTATTGACACCAGATGATATTGCTTATGTCGTAGAGAATTTGTCTGAATGTATTGCACATACTAGAACGAATCAGAAGCATATTACGGTTAAGTGAGGAAATGATCGTGGTTTTATCGAAATGGGAGGAACTACCCGGGCATATGAGAACGGAGGCAGTTAAACCGTATTATGATGTTTTGCGCAGAAAAAAAATAAGTCTTTTAGTGAAACGCTGCTTTGATGTTATTATGGCAGCCACTCTGCTTATTTTGCTTAGTCCGGTATTACTCGTTATCGCAATACTAATAAAGCGGGATTCCCAAGGGGAAATTTTTTTCCGCCAGGAAAGAGTCACCCAATACGGAAGGCGCTTCAAGATCATTAAATTCAGAACCATGGTTTCCGATGCGGGAGAAAAGGGCGCCCAGGTTACAGTTGAAAATGACAGCAGGATAACGAAAATAGGAAAAATGTTAAGGAAATATCGTTTGGACGAATTGCCGCAGTTGATTAATATCGTTTTCGGAGATATGAGTTTTGTCGGGACAAGACCGGAGGTA